GCGTCGCGTTGCGCTTATTCTGGCGATCCGTACAACTCGCGCGGTTTGTTTTCTTCCATGCGCGGTTGCGAACTCTCTGCTTCGCAAGTTCCAGTGGCCGCCGATGGTAGTCGCGCTTACGTGCTCGCGCGCCTGGATCCTGCCACCGACTCCGCTCATACTCACGTTTGGCTTCTCTTTTCTCGCCTGTCAGGCTACGAAACGCATCGGAGGCTTTCTCTCGCGCGCATGTCGCACAGCAGAACGAGGCGACGTATCGCTGATCAATGTGCCCGCCGCGCCTACACGGCTTGCCGGTGAAGTAGTGCTTGAGTCCGGCAGCCTTCGCAGTTTTGCGCGTAATACGTTGCATGCTTCCTCCTGTAGAAGCCCCTCCTGAGTGGCGAGTGCGCGTCAGTCCGTCAGGAACGGATGTTCGGCCGCTAAGCCTAGACGCGCACTGCGATTCTACTACGTGCCGATGTAGGGCGAGGCTGTCGTGATGTACGTGACCGCCGCAGTTCTCGCTCTGATCCAAGTGATGAACCGCTCCGCTTTCAGGCCCACGAGGTTACGCTGCCAGAGCGACAGGTACACCGTCGTGGCGTCCACGGTGTCCGTCGGGGCGGTGTCCATCTGCACGGACGCTTCCCGGCTGACATCGATCCGCACGCCGCCTTCGTCCGCGAACAGGATCGACGGCGCGTGCACCAGGATGACGCGGGCGCCGACGTTGTTGCTGACGACAACCGGGATACCCAGCAACGTGCCGCCATTCTGGCCGACGCCAGGGAACAGCGGCTGTCCGAGGGCGTTCATGGACAAGCCGAGCCCGAAGGCGTTGGCGTCGTTCATCAGCCACACCGATCCCTCGAGCGGGATGTTGGCCGCCGCGAACACCGCCACGCGTGAGGCCAGATCGATCTTGGCCGCTGCACCGGTCACGCCGCTCGACGCGATCGTCGCCGCGCCGTTCGTGATTGACGCCGGGTTGACGCCCGCTGAGACCGCCACCGCCGGATCGACGAACTGGGCATCGAGGAACGCGCCCATGCCGGCGATCATTTCTTCCTTCACGAGGTTTTCCGCCGACGGGGTCGACAGCCGCACGAGCTCTTCGGACAGCACGATGATCCCGGCCGCCTTGTTGAACCCGAGCGTGACTGTCGCGTAGTCGGCCTTCGTGACCGGCTTGGGCTTGTTCTGCCCGACCCAGCCGTACGTGCCGCCGGTCGTCTGCGTCGGCACCGTCACGTTGAACGGCACCTGGCGCAGGCCGGGGATTCGCCCGAGCAGGGTGCGCGGGCGGAGCAACTCGAGGAATTCGTCGATGAGCGGCTGGGCGACCACCAGCGGACCGGCCCACGTCGCATCGGTCGTGGTGCCTGGGGCGACCGCGGACTTGACCATCAACTCGACTTCCGGCGTTGAGTCGTGCCACTGCTTCGCGCGTTCGAGCGTGGCGTACGAGTCGCCCTTGCCGGCGGCCATCGCCATACAGAAGCGCGCGAACCCGGTGCCCTTCGGCAGGTTCGACTTGATGCTGACGACGTTGCTGCCACCCCGGAGCGCCGCGGCCTTCTCGGCATCCGTCGCGTCGGTGGTGATTCGGGTCGCCTTGGTGACGTTGCTCTTCTCCAGATCGCGCAGGCGCACTAGGTGTGCGTCGATCGCGCCGACTTCACTGGCAAGCGTGTCGTACTCCTCGGTCTGCTTCGTGTCGAGGGTGACATTCGCCTTCGCGGCGGTGTCCATGATGGCGTCACGAGCCGCCGCCTTCGCCGCCCGGGTGTTTTCAAACTGCGTGATTTGTTCGGTGATGTTCATGGCTGGCGCGCCCTTATGCGCGCTGACAACAGGGAGGCCCGCGACAGCGGGCGTATGGCGGCCGGTCTCGGCCTGGTCGAGCGACTTGATCGTTTGAATGGTCGCGCCCGGGTTCGCCGGGATCGCGACGAGCGAGAGCTCGAGCACCTCGGTCTTCAGGTAGCGGAAACTCATGGTTTCCTTCATGAAGACTTCCTCGAGCACGCGGAACCCGATCGAGACGCCGGCGAGCAATCCGGCCTTGACCGACTGCCACGCCTCTTCGATCCGGTCCTTCACGGTACCGGGCTCGTCAACGGCGGGAAGAGTCGCCTCGAACTCGATGCCGTCCTTCGTGGGCTTCTGGAATTTGACCGTGCCGACCGGCTTCTGCGTGTTGTGGTACAGCAGGAGCGGCAGCGGGTTCTTGAACGTCACGCCGAGCGGTTCGACAATATCGCCCATGCGATCCGCTTCGGGCGTGGTCGCAATGCCGGTGATGACGCGCTTCTCAGCGTCGATGCTCTTGACGTGCAGGAGGCTGTAGGCGCGGTTCACGGTACGCCTTCACTGTGCGGTGAAGGCGGCCGGATGGCTATTTTGGGTTTCTAAATTCAGGCACGCTCTTCGTCCAGGACACGCTTCAGGCCGCGCCTGATGACGTCCTGAAGCGACTCGCGGTTGCGGTCGGCCAGGCGGTCAGCCCGGTCGTACTCACGCGCAGGGAGCGTCAGGTGCACGTCGGCCGACGGCGACGGCGAGCTGGCGTCGAGCGGAGGGCGGCCAGGGCGCCGGGGATCAGCCATCGGTGCGCCTTTCTCGGCGTCGCCGGATACGTCGTTCGCGACCAAGCGGTACCGCCTCCTGAATCACCCGGCCGTGCTCGTCAACCACACGCCGCAGCTCAATCCGTCGCCCTTCAGCGGTCCGGACCGGCCTCCGGTCGATCGCGTCGTCCTCCTGCGGCTGGCGTTTCATGATGTCCCTCCGAGGATCAGCAGCTGGTGATCGGCCTTCCGCTCGGCCGGGGCCAGCATCGCGCTCATCGCCTGGAGGATTGCGTCGATACCGTCGATCTTGTTCGGCGAATCCGGGCTTTCCTTCTTCGGCAACAAGCTATCGTCGACGCCGCGGCGCACCACGACGTTGCTGGCCATCCATTTCAGACACGAGTTCCCGTCGTGCCTGAACCGCTGGTGCCGGACCCTAGTCTCCAGATCGCGTGACGGGGGTGTGAAGTTCTTCGCATTCTTGTCGAGGACCGCTGCCGCGAACCCGTCGGACGCGAGGTTCGACAGAATCCCCGCCGAGCCGTACTGATCGAATCGGATGGCCGCGACGTTGTAGGTCTTACACCACCCTCTAATGTCGGCTTCAATCCGGCCGTAATCGATCATGTTCCCGTCGGTAAGGGTCAACAGCCCAGCGGTGACCCACCCTCGATAGGCGGGGATCGCCTGGGCCCGCTCTTCGACCACCAGGCGCGGCAGATAGAACCGGGTGAAGGCGCACACGTCGTCGCCACGCTGAAAGAGCAGTGCGACCGCGGCGATGTCGTCAAGCTGCGCAAGGTCGCCACCTATCCAGCAGCGCGCGCCGGCGAACGTCTCGAGCGTCAACGCCGGCTCCGCGCACCGGTCCCACTGGATCATGCTCAGCCAGGCCTTCGCGGCGTTCAGCCAGAGATTGCACCGCTTGGTTTTGTATTCCCCCTCGCTGTCCGGTGAGAGCTTGGCCTCTGCGGCGTAGCCCTGAAAATCCCGCAGCTGCACGCTGATGCCGAGGTTAGGGTTCGCCTTAATCCAGGTGGTCTCGTCGTACGCGTCGTCGCCCTCGTCGAGCGTGAAGATGATCCCAAAGTAGTGCTCAGCGTCCCAAACCTGGAGGAGCACCTTCGTGACGAAGGCCCGCTGCTCGTAGCAGACGCCGAGCATGTTGTACCCGGCCGTCGTGATGTACCACGAGAGCGGGTTCTTCCTGGCGCCACGCGCCGACTTCAACACGTCGAAGAGCCCACGGTCGTCGTGCGCATGAAGCTCATCGAGGATCGACAGGTGCGGGTTCAAGCCGTCCTGCGTTGAGGCCTTCGCGTTGATCGGTTGGATGCTGCCCCCGTTCTGATAGCACGCGATCGAGTTAGCCAGCGGGTCCACCTGGTACGCCGCGCAGAGATCCGGCGTGCGGCGAACCATCTCCTGCGCGACCTTGAACACGATGCGCGCCTGGTTCCCCGTGGTCGCGGCACACTTCACCTGCGGCCCGACCTCGTTTTCGCAGGTTAAGCAGTAGAGCGCGATCGCGCTACAAATGACGGACTTCGCGTTCTTTCTGGCCACTTCGATATACACGGTATTGAACCGCCGGTGCCCGGTGTCCTTCTGGCGCCACCCGAATACCGTGGTGAGAATGAAGATTTGCCACGGCTCAAGCACGATGGTCGGCGTGCCCCATTCCCCCTCGACGTGCGGGAGCTTCTCGACAAAATCGCAGACGTCTGAGGCGTGCCAGTCGTCCCATCGGAACGCACAGCCGGGATCGGTCTCGGCACGGCGTACGTCCCGCACCTGGCGCTCGCACGCGAGTCGGACCCACTCGCAGGCGACGACGCGGCCGGTTAGAACGTCCTGGACGTACTGCTGCGCAAGCGCGACGTAGTCACGGCCGCCGTCCATTGTTGGCGAACCGGTTGCCGTCCCTCGGTTTCGGGATCGACCCTTGTTGGCTCGCGGGCGTGTCGTAGAACTCGTTGGCATAGACCCTATGGGCGTTGATACGAGCGACGGGGATCTCGACGCCGCGGCGCCAGCAGTCGATGAGCTCTGCCTCCAGCGAACAGTACTGGGCGAGCGCCCCTTCGCATCCGTGCACCTTCTGTCCGCGCCGCTGGTAAATCTCAACCTTCCCGTGCCAGATCTTCAGCGCCGGACCCTTCAACCATTTGGGCGGGGCGACGTCGCCATCGAGCACCGGCACGACAGCCGAATGCGCGCGCGATGGCTGAAACGTGCCTTTTACGACCTTTAGATCGTCGGATTTGAGTTTGGTTCCTCGTCTGGCCACAACGGTCACCGAATTCCTAGAAACTTTGGCTGCACACGCAGAAAACCGAG